GTCGCTCGGCAAATTAGCGGACAACATTTTTGCACCCCCGCCGCTAATTACCATACTCCCCGCCTTGAATCGTTTAGTAATTACTGATCGGTCGGCTCGATCGCGAGCGACATCTGATCGGGGTTTCGGTAATTGCCGAAGCCGCCGTCCTCGGTCGCTGTCTTGAACGAGTGGCATGCGTGGCACAGCGACTGCCAGTTGCTTGGGTCCCAAAACCGCACCATGTCGCCCTTGTGCGGCACGATATGGTCCAGATCCGTCGCAGCCTTGACGATGCCCAACACCTGGCAGCGCACGCACAACGGATGCGACTTCAGCCAACCGTCACGCACCTTTCGCCATCGCGCACCGTAGCCACGCTGGTGCGAGTTGCCGCGCATGCGGTCGTACTGCTTGGTCTCACGCGGCCGTATGGGTGGCCGGTGCGTCCGTGTCTTGATCGGCATTGCGTAACGCCTTCAGTCGATTGACCATCATCGAGGCATAGCGATGCTGGCCTAAGTAAACCTGCCGCTGCTTGTCCTGACACGACGTGCGGTACTGCATCGCCGTGCGCAGGTAATTGGCGGCGTCCGTCTCGCATTGCTGTATCAGCTCATCAAGCGTGCTCATGAGCCTTTACCCAGTCGGGATTGGCAGCGCGCCAGTCCGCCCAACTTTCATCCGTGAGTTTCCAGTCAATCCATTCCTGCAAATCGGGCGTCGGTTCGTACGGCTGTTTGCCGTAGCAGCATCGTATGCATAGTTGCACGTTGTCGCGCTTGTCGCCTGCGTAATGCATGTGCTCGGCGCAAAAGAACAGACCACATCCATGCTCGCCGCCGTACACGTCACCACCGCAAACGTAACTCAGGCCGCGATCAATCTTGGCGGTGCAGCCTGGGTGATCGCAAAGCGACGGAACGCCATAGCCAACATCGCGGCCTTCGTGATCGCCTACTGCCCAGCTCATGGCGTGCCGCGTTGCGACTTGATCGCCGCTTTGTCGATGTTGCAGTTCACCAACGATTCGCGCCGTTCTTCCGCCACGCGCACGCGCTCGGCCACGCTGCGATCGGCCGGCTCACTGATCGGGCACGGTTGCACGAGTGAATCATCGATCGGCACATACTTAGTCACGGTCACGGTGACGGTTTGCGGAAGCGGGCATTGCGTTTGCTGCGTCGCGCATGCGCTCAATGCGATGCAGGCGGCGACAATGAGGGTTCGTCCAATGCGGGACATAGCATGAGCCTCGTGACGGATGAACAAGCGGGCGTTTTGTTGGCGGCGGCAAACTGCTTGGCGTAACTGGCCGCCGTGGTTGCGGTGATCTGCTTTTGTTTCTCAGCTTCATCAAGCGCCGCTTGCGCCATATCGTGTTGCACTTTGGCGTCGGCGATGGCTTTTGCACTGGCCGCATTGGCGGCATTGAGCGCCGTGGCAGCAGCGCCGATCTGCTGATTGAGCGCGGCCACTTCCGCATCACGCGAATGCACGCCGTCGTTGTACCAGCGATTGTGCAGCCAGAAACCGGCGCCAACGATTGCGGCCAAAACCAAGCCATACCCAACAACGCGCACCCAAAGCGATGAGATATTAAACATCAGCGTTTCTCCAACGCGCGTAAGCGCGACTCAGTGCAACGCTCGAGCAAATCCTCGTAGCGGTTGCGTTGCTGTTGAAACGATTGCGCCTCGCTGCGCGTGACGGCGTTGGCCTCGCTGACTTGATGCGAGGCGTAAACGCCGCCGCCGCCGCACGCGGCAAGTAGCGCAAGCACCCAACCCGGCGCCGCTTTACCCAGGTGCATCATGTCCGTCGCCGGAGTTGGGTTGAGGGCTGGGCGTGGCATTGGCGATGATTTCCGTTTTACGGTCGCTGTCAGAGGATCGGCCATAGAAAAACCCCACGATGATGCCAAGCGATGCGCTGTGCCATGCGGTGAGAATCGTGCCCAGCAAAACGTTGTCAACCTTTTCAGGCACGCCGCGTCCCAGCATGGTAATCAGTACGAAACCGTCAATGGCAAAGGTCATGGCCACGATGGCAACCGCCAGATAGCCGATGAATTCCGCTTTACGGACGGGATCGATTTGCAACGTCATGACACGATGTCATGCACTTGCTCGATCGCCCAGGAATACAGCTCGTGGTCAATGATAGCCACGCGGTTCAGTCGTTTGCCGTTGACGATTTTGACGGTCGATTGCGTGGATTGTTTGAGCGCCAGAATGACAAAACCCGCGCGCTGCACGATCGGGTTGCCTTCCTCGATCAAGTCGAAAACCCGCAACGTCTGCTGACGCAGCGTTGTGAGCATGTCGGCCGTGGGTTTGCCTTTATGGTTGTCGATGACGTGCAGAATGCCGCGCAGCGTCGCGTACGCTGGATGCTCCTTCACGCGACGCTTAGCGCCTGTTTTGCTCTCTGCCATCGCGACACCCGGTCCGCCTGCCCGTTGAGTCCGCCATTGATGCGGCGCGTAAGCGCTTCAAATTGGCCCGAGTCGGCCAGCGCGTTGAGGTGATTCTTGTCCCAAAACCAGCCAGCCGTCAATGCGGCCCAGTCATCGCGTTCCAGCAACTCCGGCTGATTGAGGAAATCAGCGCAAAAATAACTGGCCGCCGCCGCGTAGTTGGATCGGCCGGTCACCTGCAGCCAGCCGCGGCCCATGAACCGCTTGCCGTCGCCAGACTGCGTATTGCCCAGGTCTTTGCGGCCCTCGTAGCCGGCCTGCGCGGGCGTCGGTCCCCAAATCTCCCGGTTGTAGCGGAACGAGCCGCACTCATGCCCCACCTGCGCCAGGAACGCCGCTTGACGCACCGTGCTCGACACGTCGAACCGTGACCACGCTTGCGTCAGGTGGTCGAGCACCTGCGCCGCTCGTGCTGGCGACAGATTGGGAACCGCGGCGATGAGTAGGGAGGCGTGCATGGTGATCACGGTACAAGACGCGGCGGCTACCCCGCAACCCCGAGACTACCCTTTGACTCAGGGGTCCGTGAGATTGGCTTAACCGTGCGGCTTTAGACCCTATCTACCCTTTACTCCCCTTACTTTTTAGAGATTCAGAGTCAGGGTATATAATACGATAGGTTGTATATGTACTGTTTCGTATAGTAGAATTCAGAGCCGGACGGCAGTTGATCCGGGGGTATCAGAATCGCTCTGTAACCGATTGATTTATATAAACCTAACGAAAGGGCCGTAAATATGAAACGTAAAGAAGCGCACGCACTAAAATTGCAAAAATATGAAGCGGACCGTTCGTGTAAATATGGGCATCCACCGACGCGTTACACATCCACCGGCGGCTGCGTCGAATGCCAGCGATTGGCCGGCGGACAGTTCGCCAAGGGCTCGCAGCTCAAATCGAGCGAACGCGAAAAGACGTTCCGGGCCCACTGGCGCGATATGGAAGCGTTGGAGCATATCCTCGAAGCCCTGATGGCCGCGCGGGAGGCGATGCCGCCCGTTATGGTGCCTGCGCCTGGCGAGCCTTCGCTGCGCCTCGTGGCGCTTGATCCTGACCCGCTGCGCTGGACCGGCGCCAAAGAGGTACTGGAACAAGCTGAACGCCTCTTTGGACGAGCACCGTGAGCACGCTGCATATGCTGGGCCGAAAAGGCCGTCGTAAACGCGTGGTGCCAATCGTGGAGTTTGAGCTCGTCGTGCGCGGCCGCGTCATGTGCCTGTTCACCTGCTTGCGCAACGGCAACGCCGTGAACGTGGTGGAGCGCTCAACTGGCATCGTCCTTGGACACTACGAAACCAAACCGACCCGCCATCCGTACCATGAGGCGCGCGAGGAAGCGTTCTGGATCTTACGCCACGTCAACAAAGCCGCCCTTTGGCGCTTCATCGATGCCCACAACAAAAACCCCGCCTAGGCGGGGTGGATCGATCGAGAGGCACGCTCAGGGGTGAGGCGTGATGGTTAGGCTAATCGGTGGCGGTCGCTTTGGCAATAGCGCGGCGCGCGGCGAGGTATTCCCCATACTCACGCTCGGGCCGATCAACTAAAGGCCGCAAGGCTTGCACTAGCCCCTGCGTAGTGAACGAATCGCGAACCACTTGCTTAATCCATTTTCTGGTTTCGCTCCCGCATTTCTCCGGCGGGTTCATGCCGTCCGCACTCATCGCATTATGAAGCTCTGTCCAAGCTACGGTGCATGCCAACCCAAATGCTTTATCAGTCATCTTTCGCTCTCCTTTGTCTCGGCTTACTCGCCTCTTTACAAGCCTTCCGCTGCGCCCGCTCCACCTCCGCCACAGCGCCTATGAGCCGCGTGCGGCCGGTGTCCTGCGCACACACGTGCGCGGCGCGGAGCGCGATGCTCACGCGGGATAAGGCTAGAGTGAGTGCGTCGTTACTCATCCACCTCTCCCGCCTTGGCGTTGCTGCGGGTGTAGAGGGGAATAGGTTGCTCATCGTCAGAGCAATATTCAGCAGCCTCAGATTCAGACACGAACAACATTGGTGTTTCGTGGTGCGTCATCCACGCCACAGCCTCACTCTCCGGCGCTGACTCTTGGGCGCGGGTGTTCATTCATTTGCATGCAGCTTCCCAACCCTGCCGGGCTTGCGCCTGAGACAGGTCACGAGTCTCAAACCAATACCACTCAAGGAAAGCCTCCCGCATCGTCTCGTCATTCACATCCCTTCTCCGTGGTTGGGTGGTGAGGGGCGGCGGATAGCATGGCGTACCATCTAGCGTGACCGCGCTTAATCTTTGTCCGTTCGTACGCCATGAATCCCGCATCTAGCATTTCGACGGTCGGTTCACACGGCACAAGCTTCCACCCATCAGGCACAGCCACCGTCTCGCCAAGCGTATGGGCGAAAGATTCGAGGGCGGCTCGCATCAAACGTCGAAGCTCATCGGCGTTGTCCCATGACAACCAGTCCCATTCTTCGTAATCAAGATCGCCATCGTTTTGAAGTTGAACCCAAACGTTTACCGCTTCGTCAACGGACTCATCCGTCACTGCGTACTTCATTCACTTTCTCCGATGGTTAGGCGGTGGGGTGGGTTAGCTTCCGCGTAAGGCAAATCACTCTCGCAAGCGATGGATGCCAATACCTCATCGATAGAACCGGTGGAATGCGGCCAGCATCGGACAGAATTAAGGCGCAAGCAGCACTTATTAGGACAACCAGGGACAATGCAATCCGGCCAGTTTTCAAGTTCCACACATCCTCCTAGAACTCGGGTTAGGGTTGACCTTCCAGCAGGCGTACATAGCGCTCAAACTCTTTCCGTTCGATTCGCTGCCCGTAATAGAACATCACGCCGCTAGTAAGCTCTTTCGGCCAAAGCCCTTCGTATACTTCGATGGCCTTTATTACGGCCTCTTCGTGCTCATCCCACGTCAGCTGCATGTCTCACTCCCTCCCACCGATGGCGGCCTGGATAGCGGCTTTGGCATCGTAAAAGCTGATGTGAACCCCTCGCTTACCTAGGGCAAGAACAAGGGCTTCCGACGCGTCCAACAATTCATCCACACGCATCGCGGATTGTGCGGCTAGGTGGGCGTGCAGTTCGCTTGCGAATCGGTGGATACGGTCACGGTCGAATTCCGTAACAGGCTGCGTCTTGTCGCAAGTGACGTCTTTAATCCACGTAACGCGATGGAGCATTGTTTCAAGCGTCATCCCATCACCCTTCGTCACGTCGGTCATGTCAGCTTCGCATTCGATGCAACGTGCCCGCAGTTCCTTTCCATGCGTACAGGTGCTCATATCAGTCTCCCTGAGTGGTGCGGCTAACCCTACCCCTTATTGACCGTTCCGTCAATAGCCTGCGCCTCTTGATACGCTCGCGCTATTTCTGCCGCGCCTTCCAGCTGCGCCACGGGTCCACCGATACGGACATACAGGCGCGGTTTGCCTCCATCTGGCAGCACCACGTTGTTCACGCGGCCATCTGTGAGGCCCGGATGGTAGTCGAAGCCTATTTCACGCATCATTTCGCGAATCTTATTGCTTGCCATCGGCACGCGCAGCGCATCGAGCCGCTTGGCGAGCGCCATGGAACTGACCCACCCGCCGCAAAAGCCCGGCATCTCCTGCGCCATGCATTCGAGGATGTCTTGCTCCACACGGCCCATGCCGGCGGCGATAGCCTCGTGGGTGGTGCTGGTGCGTGGCGCGCGGGTCTGAAATCGCGGGTCGAGATCGGAAGGGATAGGCCAGGTATGGAGAAACTCGGCCACCTTGGCATAACCTTTATCGTGCTTGAACCAATCGATCAACCGCTCAAAATAGCTATGCGTCAGCCCATCGCGCGCTAAATCATCGACATCTTGTTGCGCTGTGAAATAGATGGCTAAACGCCTGTCCCCACGTTTGATGTGGACGCTGTTGCGGTAGTTGGAGTTGAACCAAAAGTTACCGCAGATATCCTCACTCGTTTGGTCGAGCCCTTTCCGCGTGATCTGAATGCCTCCCTCCGCCGTGGATATCATCGGCTTGAGCGTTTCTAACGCATCCTTTCGTTTATCATCGATGCATATTTCTTCCACCACGTAAAAAATATTGCCCCACAACCACGCGTTAAAATTGTTGTCGATGTCTTTAGCGAGTGGGAAATGCACATAGCGCGCGCCGATAGCCTTGGCCACGCAAAGCGCTAGTAGTGACTTACCGTTTCCTTGCGCGCCTTGCACCAGTGGCGCCCATTGGAATTTATGGCCTTGGTACTGCACGCACGCCGCCATGTAGGCCAACAGCTGCATCCGGTCGCCTTCGTCGGGCAGGATTTTTCCAAGGTGATTGAGGAAAGGTTGCACGTCGCCTTCCACGCGTTCGACATAGATCGGCGTATAGACGTTCACCCGGCGGCGACCGCTCTCTAGAACGATACAACCGGCCGGTCGATCCGGCTTGAAGGCAATACCTTCGACGCGCGGGAAACGCACGAGCTGGCTCTCTGTGAACGCCTCATAGGCGTTGCGCACCACGCGGCCGTTCGCGCTGTCCATGATGAAGTTGTAGCCACCTTTAACGGCGCGAAACTGGTCAGGCTTCAACAATCGCCCGCCAGGAATCATGACGCGGTGATGCTCCGCGACATACACGCAGCCTTTGAATAGATCAAGTTGCCCCTCAAGCCCTAAGAATGTCTCCCCAGTGACTAAGGCGGGCTCTGGCATCTCGTGCTCTGCGTCCTTTGGCGCCTCGCGCAACGTGGCCACGGCTTGCGCTTCGAAGGCATTTATATCAGCCTGTATCGGCTTATCCTGCAACCAGCTTGTCTGCTTGCCGCACGCTTGGCGGATGGTGCGCGGTAGATAGTAGTCCTCTCGCTCGGTCCACTTGTCACGCACCAGTGCGCTTTGCCACATGAGCGACTGAATGCGCTCCGCATGGTTGCCCGTCCAGAAGGCCAGGTGTTGCGCAAGCGCCGCATCTGCGCTTGAGGCGTTGTAGCCGGTATCGCTGTCCGCATCCGGGTAGGCAAGCTGCAGCGCCTCGACGTTGGCCGTCCACAGATCCGCAAAGGCCGCCCGTGAGGCGTCGCCAAACGCACTAGCAAGCGATCGGCTGGCCATGGCGCGGCGTAGCAGCTCACTGTCCAGCGCCGGCCCGCGCCAGGCATCCACAGGCGTCTCGCTCCACCATTCCGCATCGTGGCCATTGACGCTCGGCTTATCGGGCGCGAAATAGGTGTTGACGATGGCCTCAAGCGTTGTGGCCGGCGCTTCCCACGCCGCGCTGCCGCGCGCTGCGGTACCGGTCAAGGCAACGAACCGATCGGCCGTATAGAACTCAATATTGCGCGCTATGTCCCGGCAAGCGTGGATAGGAGCGCGGCCAGTACCAATAAGATGAAGGCCAGTTCCACTGCTTGAGACTTCCATCGCCGCGCCTGGTAGCTGCGCACGAAGATCCTTTGCGAGCTGCGACCAGCCGCCTGCAGTCGCGCATCCGTCGATGTCGAGGAACCAGAAGGGGTCGTTAGCCGTGAAGCTGAATCCGACGCCATACGCATCGCCCAGGCCGCCAGCCAAAGCCAAAGCCGCATCCGCATCAAGCCAATGGTTCGGATCATTGTGAGCCCCCAAGCGCAGTGTGGTGGGATTGAGCGGCAGCTTGTCCATCTTGCCGGGCTTTTTGCGACTCGGCGCCAGACGATAGAGAACGAATTGCCGATACGCCACGAGGGGCTGCAGTGCCGCCGGTAGAACTTGCATTGCTTACCCCTGCGGATCAATAGCTTTCGGCGGCTCGATATAGGTCAGCACGCTTGATTTGTAAACGCGCAAATCGTCCCACTCATCGGAGCCGATTTCCTGCACGTAATACTCGTCGCACTCGCTACCGACATATACGACTCTCGGTCCACGGCGGTCTTGGTCGTCGCACCAGTAATAGCCGGTTTGCATGTCAACCCCCAATCAACCGCGCAGCCTTACGCCGCAATTCCGCCGGCAACCGCTTGCACGCCGGATGTCGATGCATGATGCCCTGCGCCACCAACGGCACGTGCGCCGAATCCACGGCGAACCACACCACCGCATCGCGCAGCGCGGCCATCGTGCCGAAGTAATGCGTAATGAGGCTAGGCGCGACGTGCGCCTGCGTGGCCACGTCCTCACGCGTCATCGTGGCATAGCTGCCACGTGCGGCCACCAGTGCCGCCGCGCTTAGGATATGGTTGGAACGATCGTCCGGTTGCATGCGTTTCATGGGTTACTCGTGAGTCTTGGGATCGGCGCTAGAGTCGGCGCTATTGACGGTGTTGTCAAGAGCTGCGCTTATGAACTCGGCGGCTTGGTGCGGGTTGATCGCGTTGCCGTAGGCGCGCAATCGTCCCATGCGGTTGGGTACCCCATCAGCAAGCGCGCCAACTCCGGATTTAGATACCCAGGTCGGCCAAGCGCCCTCTGCATGAATTCGCTCAATGGAACGCCACGCGAGTGCAATTTCCGAATTTCCAACAGTCTGCGACTGTACCGCCCACGGTAGTCTCGATTGGTTGGCGTCGGAAGCGCACCAATAGTTTCGGTCTCGGATATGCGGCGCACCGACGCTCGCAGACGGGAACGGGACACTCCCGAAGGCGTAACCCACGCTTTCCAGGTCAGCGTGTACAAGGTCGATCCAAGCATCGACAGCCTTTGCCGCAACTTGTTCTCCAAAGAGGATTGCAGGCTTGCACTGGCTGATGAGGTGGAAGAAAGCGGGCCACAGGTGCCGCTCATCAGCAAACCCAGCGCCTTTGCCTGCCGCGCTGAAAGGTTGGCAAGGGCAACTCCCGGTCCAGAGTTGTGCGTCGTCGGGCACGCTAGCGAGTCGCAAGGCGAGACTCCATCCGCCGATGCCTGCGAAGAAATGACATTGTGTAAATCCATCGAGGTCATGGGGCGTCACGTCTTCAATTGATCGAGTGTCCACGAAACCGAACGGGATATGCCCGGCGTCGATAAGGTTGCGCAACCACTGCGCGCAATAGGGGTCAATCTCGTTGTAATAGTTCACTTGCTGAGTTTGACCAATTTGTAACCGTGTTGTGCGGCTACGTAACGAACATGCTCCAATTGCCCGTTCAATCGCTCCGCCTGCTGTTCCTTTTTGTAGGCGGCGATAGCTTTCTTCAGTTCGCTAAACTTGACGCCCGCAAGCTTGCACCACGCGCGGCGGATGTCATCATTCATAGCCCAGCCATCGTAGAGGTTTGAGCGTTTTTGCGATCGAACTTCCCCGTTTGGAAGCTTGATCAATGTCAAGCCTTTGAACACGACGATATCCACGCTGGATAGTTTGGTGCCGTCCGCCAGCCATTCCGCCAGCGGTTTAATGTGCATATCGATCTTGCTACTCATTGCCCCATCCTCTGCTGCATTTGCTCGGCGGTCCATGTCCCGTCCATGCACCAGCCGCCGCCGCGGCGATGCGGGAAATGATAGCCGGAACACCGGCACGTATTGATGCAAGCCAGCCGCCCCGGCCGCGCGTCGCGCTTAATGCGCTGCGTGCAATTGCGGCGATGGCAGGGGCATTTACCGCGAGCCATTGAGAAACGCGCAAAGGTTAAAGGCGTCCTGAAGCGCCGATTTTATTTCCGCGTTCTTATGGGGAGCGGCCCTGTAAGGGGCCACAGCCAACCACCTACGATGCATGCGGTCGAAAAACACGCGCGGCTTCTCATGCCTAAATAACGTCCCGCGCTTTGGTTTCCTATTCATCGCCGTTGCCTCCCAACCCAATCAAGCGCCAGACAAATAAACGCCGCCGCGCCTTCGATGTCGCCGCTAATGTGGCGCTGCATCAGCGAGTGGTCGATGAAGCCCAGAAGGAACAAAACCAACGCGCAATAGAGCGGCCTCACAACGTTCCCTCCGCATTGGCAAAACACGCATCGCCGCCATACGCGGCCACGAGGGTGATATAGCGCTGTTGCGCCTCTTCGCGCGCGGTGCCGGTATAGCGCCAGGCGCTTTCCTTCACTTCACGCGCCACGAATTGGCCGATGATCGTGCCCACGTCGTGCGGCTCAATGGTGCGCTTACGGATGCCGATCCAATCGCTCGACTTGAATTGGCGATTCATGGCCGGCGACTCGTTGCACAAGCCGTAGCGCACCGGCACGCCGCGCGCATCGAGCAAGGCGCCCACATTGTTGCGCCAGAGCAGCACGTCTTTCTCGCCCGCTTCCTTGCGGATACGACTGGTCACGGCCGCCTCACTCAACCCGTGAAAGGCTTCCTGCGGCGTCGGTTCCCAGCCCATGCGCTGCTTGAGGTCTTGCAGCGCGGCGAACGAGACGTTCCAGTGTTTAGCCCACTGGTAGAGGTTCATTTGGCCATTTCCCCGAGCGCTTGTATCAGTCGAGCGTGGTCGGTTTTATCGCTCGGTTCGGCCGATCCGTCTAACGCGTCGATGCAATACCAAAGCGCATCAGCAGCGCTACCCGCCGCCTCGCGCAACTCAATCACTTCCGTCACCGCGCGTTGCAAATCGTGTTTGACCGGTCCGTCTGGCAGCGCGCTCACGGCGGCCTGCATGCGTGCGATCGTGCCCATCAGTGCACCACCAGCCACGTCACATGCGCGGAGAAGGCCGTCAACGCCAACGCGCACCACATGCCGCGCAGGAACCACTTGAGGTCATAGAGCGACATGGAACACCTTCAAGCCGGCCAGCACAACAAACACCGCGCAGGTGATAAGAAACGCCTTGATCACGAGGCCAACCATCGTGGCCTTGAAACCACTCTCGTGAGGCTTGCCGTGCTGTGCCCATTCGCGGCGCATCGCCTTCTCTTGGGCCGGCGTCTGCTGCGAATGAAACCGCTCGTAGCTCACATCGTTGTTATGCATCGGCTCAAGCGAGTATTTCTTGTCAATGGTGCGCGGGTCGAATTCGGCGGTCACTTCAATTCCAGTGTTGCGGGTCATGGTTGGATATCCTCGTATTGGGTTCCGTTCCAAACTTGAAGGCGGGAAAGAAACACTTTGTCTTTCTCGCTACGTTTTGCTTCGTTAAGCGCGTCCAGATGATCGTTTGCACCAATCATGACCCAACCATAGCGGCCCTTATACCGGTACGAAATAAACCCTTCGGCTGCTAGCGGCAGATCGCATGTGTGTCGGTGCATACCATTTCAATACGCATGCAAAAGAAAGTTTCCACGGCCGTGGTTCCTGCCGCCGCAACGGCATTCGCAGGCGCCATTGCACTTTCCATTAAGGCACTTGGCGTTACAAACATGTAGCGATGGACGCGCTTTCATTTCAATGGCGCGGGTCATAGGGAGCCATTCGCCATCGGCGGAGCGTCCCACGCGCTTACTGAAGCCGTCATCTTTGATGCCTTTGATGCCTGGAAACTTGGCCTCGAATTCTTTGTTCACCATGGTAGAAATGGTCAGCAGCTCTGTAGTTTCGCCGTTAAAGTCGCTGAAGTATTTGAAAGAAGCCATGGTGTCGTTTTCCGTGGTTCGTTGCGATGGGTTAACTCTATTCCTTATTGACTGCGCCGTCAACAACAATATTGCAACGATAGAGTTCATTATTTATTTTGCCCATCAGCTCGGCCGCATCCTTCGCGCCCAACGTCTGCGCTGTGAGCACGTCCAGGCCGAAAACGTACCAAAAGGCTTTTTGCGCGTCACGGCCCAGTGCGGCCTGCCAGCCCAGCCAGCCGGCCATCGCCTGGCGCAGCGGCAATTGCGCTTGCTGGCGCTCGGTATGCCGCGCGTAGATGGCGCCACGCGCGGCATCCGGCGCACCGCTAGGGAAGCGTGGCGCACCGTCCACACGGCGCACCTCGCCACGCATAGCGCGCAATACGGCCGGATCCAGCTTAGCGAGTGCTCCCTCAACTTCCTCTGGCTTGCTGCGCGCGGTCGGCTCCGGCGGCGCCTCGCCACAATAAGGGCATTTGGCCAGTGTCTTTTCGTAAGCCTTGGTGCAGGCGGTGCAGCTGCGCAACGGAATGACGCCCAGCTGCGAGCCCTTGCTGCGTCGGTCACGCCGCTCCAATGTGTGATAACGCTGGCCATCCGGCAAGCCGTGGCGCGTGTAGTTGTTCACGTGGTCGATGATAAGCGCGCGCGGCTTGCGACTGGCGGCGATATGCGCCAAACGCTCCGCTGGAGAGAATTCCTCCCAACGCGCCATCAATGCTGCATCGATGTCCAGGCGCAACGGACGGCCGAATTGCTGATCGTAGAGTCCTTTGGATTCCGTAGGCCGCGCCATGCTGATCACTTCCATGGCCGGCACGTCTACGCCTTCGCCCAGGATGTCCACGGAAACGAGCTGCAGGACCTGCCGCGCCTTGAACTTTTTGAACACCTGCACGCGCAGGAGATCGTCCATATCGCCATGCACCACTTCCGCCGGCACGCCTGATGCGCGGAACGCTTCGGCCTGCTTGACAGCTTCTTCCACGTCCACGCAGAAGGTTGCGCCGAGTTTTCCAGGCGCCTCGCGCAAGTAGGTTTCCACCACATTGCCCACTAGCTGCTTTGACTTGTGGACAGCCTTACGTAACTGGTCGGGGTTGTAGTCGCCGCCAGCGCTAATCGCTACTTGCGATAGGTCTAAGTCTTTCGGCGGAGGCGGAGCAACAAGATCGTAATCGCACAAATAGCCCTCCTCGATGAGCTGGCGCATCGGAACGCCTAGCACCATCGTATGCGCCAAGCCGTCGCTTGATGCGCCCAGCCCTTTGCCATCCGCGCGAAAGCCCGTGGCCGTGGGCAGCAGCACGCGCTTGACATTCTTGAACTTAGCGATCGCCTTACCAAAGACGTTTTCGCGCAGATAGTGGTGCCCCTCGTCGCCGATGGCCATCTGCACCTGTAGCAGCCATGGGTCGTCGTCGGGCATGTTAGCGATGGCGTAGACGCTGGCCACGCCGCATTTGCTGTTCGGGTCATAATAGCTGCGCCCAAACTCGGCCATATGGCAGGCGACGACTTGACGTTGTAGCTTTTTCGTGCCCACCACGCGATGCCGCACGCCATTACGCGCGAGCGCCATGCTCATCTGCACCACCAGTTCGCGGCGGTGGGCTATCGCGGCGCAGGCGCCCGGCTCTTTCGATAGCTTGTGCGAGAAGAGAACCGTCTTACCCGCCCCCGTAGCCAGGATCACCACGACGACGACGTGCCCGGCGTCCCATTCCACATCGCAGATATCGCTCGCCTGTGACTGATACCAACGTAATTTTGGCGCCATCTCAAATTCCCTATTGACAACGCCGTCAATATAGGCAGACACTGCGCTCCCGTCAACCAACCGGAGCAACACATGCACTTGCAAATTCATTTGGACGGCACGGAAAGCGACTCTCAGCTTACGCGCATTGCCGCCGCCATCAAGTCGCTGCGAGTCTCAAACAATGAGACGATCGGAACACTCAGCGTCAAGCTCGATGCCAAAGAAGCCGTCGCAGCGGTGCGCGAGGAATTCGATGCGGTAATTAATGGCCCTTTGGCATCGAGCGAGGCCTCGCCCAACTCGGCATCTATCCTTGCGGATGTCGAAACCTCTATGAGTGCCGAAGCGCCGACCGGCACGGATGCTACTTTCGACGCGGCGGGCCTCCCTTGGGATGAACGCATCCACAGCTCCAGCAAGGCCATTGTTGCGGACGGCACCTGGCGCCAGAAGCGCGGTGTAAGCGAGCTGCTCGTGAAGAAAGTCGAGGCGGAACTGCGCGACGCCGTGACCGCCAATGGCGACTATGCCCAGGTCGACACGCTGGATCTGCAAAACGCCGGCTTCGGCGAGGACGTGCCGCCGCCGCCCAGCGATGAAGAACCGGTCGATGCCAAAAAGCAGTTCGCTGAGTTGATGCGCGACATCACGCAGAAGTTCCCCGGCCAGTTGCCCCACGTGATCAAGACGCTCAACGAGTCGCTGGGCATCAAGAACCTGGCCGAACTCGGCACGCGGCCGGAAATGTTTGATGCCGCGCGCCAGGTGCTCTTTGCATGAGCACGCATGCGCCGCTCGCGCCTAGTTCGGCGGCTAGGCGCGCGCAGTGCCCAGGGTCGCGCTCGCTTGAGGCGAGCGTGCCCGACGAGGATACGCCGGAATCGATGGAAGGCACGGCCGCGCATTGGGTGGCAACGGATTGGCTTGTCGGCGTCAAGCACAAAGAAGGCGAGATTGCGCCTAACGGTGTCGCTGTAACGGCGGAAATGATCGAAGGCGCGCAGCTTTATGACTCGGCCGTGTGGGGTTTCGTCAAAAAGTACGGCGGCGTTCCTGAGACAGAGAAAGAGACGCACGCGCATCGCATCCACGAGGACTGCTACGGCACGCTGGATACAACCGTGGTGGGCTACGAGGACCAAAACGCCAAACGCCCGATCATTGGCCTATTCGATTACAAATACGGCTTTGGCTATGTGGACGTTTTCGAGAATTGGCAGCTGATCGAATACGTGGCTGGCGAAATTGAAGCGCTCCCGTCAACGCTCGATGCACACACGTGGGTCGAAATGACCATCGTCCAGCCGCGCAGCTATCACCCGGAAGGCCAAGTGCGCACATGGCGTATCAAGCTCGGCGACTTGCGCGCGTATTTCAATATTGCGCACGGTTTCGAGCACGAGGCCATGAAGCCGGACGCGCCCACGCGCACCGGTCCGCAATGCGCCGATTGCAAGGCGCGCTTCAAATGCAAGGCGATTCAGGCGAGCGCGTACCAGGCGGCGCAAATGAGCCGTGACGGCATGCCGTTCGATTTGCCCAACGATGCGGCGGCCCGCGAGCTGCGCGTGCTGCAGGACGCCAGCAAGCGGCTTGAGGCGCGCATTACCGGATTGGAGAGCGAGCTGTTCTCACGTCTGCGCGCGGGGCAACGTGTCGCAGGTTATGAGCTGACGAACGTGCAAAGTCGCGAGCGTTGGAGCGTGGCGATTCAAGACGTGATCGACCTGGCCGAATCGTTCGGCGTGGACGTTGCAAAACCCGGCGTAGTCACGCCAAACCAAGCACGAACGGCCGGCCTCGATCCCTCGATCGTGGCGGCCATTTCCCACCGTCCGCAAGGCGAGCTGAAACTCGCACGCGTGGACATCAAGAAACTACAGAGGATCTTTTCATGAGTCAGACGTTGCAGTTGAAAATTTGCGGCCGTTTCGTGCAGGGCGATGTGTATAAGGGCAGCGACAAGGATGCGGATGGAAACCCACGCCTGGTCAAAAAGCCCGGAGCCAACTTCGGGCAGCCTACCGTCCAGTTCTATCAGGCCGTAGCCGTGCCCAAGCGCGGCACGACGCATTGGAGCCAGACTCCCGAAGGAAAGCAAATCCAAGCGCTAGGCGCGCAAAGTTTCCCGCGCGGCGAGCATGCGGCGGCGACGTTCGCGTGGAAGGTCTCCGATGGTGACGACACTGTGCCCAACCGCAAAGGTAATAAGCCATGCGATCAGGAAGGGTTCGCAGGTTGCTGGATCTTCAAGTTCACCTCCGGCTTCGCGCCTCGTCTCGTGTATATGAGCAATGGCGTGCTGAGCGAGCTTCCCGATTCGATCCGTATGAAGCCGGGCGATTACGTCGAGGTGCTCGCGGAATACAAGAGCAACGAAAGCGTCCAGCAGCCGGGCCTTTTCGCCGGCCCGAAGGCCATTTTCCTGGCCGGCGTTGGCGAGGCAATCTCGCAAGGGCTAGATCTGTCCGGCGTTGGCTTCGGCGCGTCGCAATTGCCGCCTGGCGTTGCTGCGCCGGATGCGGACGAGTTGCCTGCGTTCGGCAACACCAAGCAGGGCGCCACGCACGTGCAAAGCCGCCCCGATTTGCTGGACGTGCAGGATGACATCCCGCCGCCGGATGACGACGATATGCCGCCCCCGCCGAGCGGCCCGACGATGACCGACAAGGCAGGCGGCAAGACCTATGAGCAGTTCATCGCCAAAGGTTGGACGGATGCCAAGCTGATCGCCGCCGGCTACATGGTGGCGTGATGCGAGTCCTAGCGTGCGGCGGTCGTAACTACGTTGACCAAGCGACGGTTGACCGCACGCTAGATTTGCTGGGTGTCTCGGTTCTCATAGAAGGCGGAGCGCCTGGCGCCGATTCGCTCGCGAATGCATGGGCCAAGAAACGCGGCGTGCCGTTCCGGACATTTCCGGCGAAATGGCTTTTGTACGGCCGTAAGCGAGCCGGCCCGATTCGCAATCAACAGATGCTTGACGAAGGCGTGCCGGATTGCGTCGTGGCGTTCCCGGGTTGGATCGGAACGGCCGATATGATGCGACGCGCGCGAGCGGCCGGAATTCCTGTTTTTGAGGTGAAATAATGCTTGACGATATTCCGCCCCCGCCGTCACTTGACGATTACCGCGCAGGCCAGCAGCTTATCGCTGGCCCAGGCGTGGCCACGGTATTGCCCGATCTGGACCTTGAGACGTACAGCGAGGCCGGCTTCTTTTGGGACGAGGAAAAGCAAACGTGGCGCGGGCCTCGCGGCGCCAGCGGCAAACGCGGCAAAGGATTGCCCGCGGTGGGCGCACGCGTCTATGCGGAGCATCCCAGCACGGAAGTGTTGAGCCTTTACTACGATTTGAAAGATGGCGAAGGTCGCAAGCATTGGGCGCCGGGCATGCCGCTGCCCAATGCGCTTTGCTTTGCCGTGCGCAGCGGCGCCTACATCGAGGCCCACAATTCTGCGTTCGAGGCGCAGATGTGGGAATTCTGCATGGTGCCGAAATATGGCTTTCCGCCGATGGCGCCGGAACAATGGCGCTGCAGCGCATCCAAAGCGCGCGCCTACCAGCTGCCAGGCTCGCTCGGTCCGCTTGGCGAAGTGCTCAAGATTGAGAACGCCAAGGATAAGGAAGGCGACCGGCTGATCAAGCTTTTCAGCGTGCCGCAAAAGCCCACCAAGGCGCGCCCCGGCAAACGCGTCTACATGCGTGATGAACCGATCGATGGCCCGAAGTTCATCGCCTACAACGAACGCGACATTGTGGCCGAAGCGGAAGTGTCGAGCCTGATTCCTGACCTATCGCCGCTCGAGTTGCGATACTGGCAATGTGACCAAGCCATCAATCGCCGCGGTGTGCCGATTGATGCAGAAAGCCTCTTTGCGTGTCGCGATATCGTGGAGCAATGCCACGACGTATACAACGAAGAATTGCGCGTGCTCACGAATGGCGCGGTCGAGAAGGCGTCACAGCTGCAGCGGCTCAAAGCGTGGCTGGAAACCTTCGGGCTGCATATCGGCGCGATGGATGAAGAAAGCATCGATGACTTCCTCGATAGCTATAGCGACTCGACCGACACTAATCAGCTGCCCGAAAGCGCTCGGCGCGCGCTTGAACTCCGCCAGCTGATCGGATCGGCCAGCGTCAAAAAGGTCTATGCCATGTGCAACCAGTTGGCCAGCGACGGCCGGCTGCATGACCTGTTCAATTTTCACGCCACACGCACCGGGCGCCCAACCGGCGACGGCCCGCAACCTACCAACATGCCCAAGGCCGGCCCGGAGTGCTACCGGTGCGAATGCGGGCGCTGGCACGCCGCGCCGCTGTGCTGCCCTTGGTGCGGGGAGCTGCGCGGGCCGGAAGAGGCGCACGAGTGGAATGTGGCGGCCACAGAAGATGCGCTTGAGGTGATCCGGCTGGGCTCGATGGAGCTGGTCGAGGCGTTCTTTGGTGACGCCATGCTCACGGTGTCCGGTTGCCTACGTAGCCTCTTCTGCGCGCCACAGGGCCGCGAGTTCGTATCGAGCGACTACACGGCAATTGAAGCCGTCGTGGCCGCCGCGCTGGCCAACGAGGAATGGCGACTCGAAGTGTTCCGTACTCATGGAAAGATCTATGAGGCGTCGGCCGCTCAATCGTTCCGGCTCCCACTCGAGGAAATTCTCGATTACAAGGTGCGCACCGGCAAACACCACCCGTTGCGCGCTAAAGGCAAAATCGGCGAGCTGGCCAACGGATTCGGCGGATGGATCAACTCGGCCAAAATGTTCGGCCACCCTGGCACGGACGATGAAATCAAGCAGGAAATCTTGGCCTGGCGCGATGCGTCGCCGGCCATTGTGGAATTGTGGGGCGGCCAGTTTCGCGGGCGCGGATGGAACAAGCAGCCCGAGTTGTACGGCATTGAAGGCGCCGCGATCCTCGCTATACAGCTACCCGGCACAGAGCAGCCCGTCATGCGTCTCGACGGCACGCCCAGCGGTATCAGCTACTTCACCACCGGCAACGGCAAGACGCTCCACTGCCGCCTGCTGAGTGGGCGCCTGATCACCTACCACAATGTTGTGTGCCAGGCCTCGCGCGACGCCTGGCGCGGCCTTGAGCTGAGCTTCGAGGGTTGGAACACGAACCCCAAGAACGGGCCGCCGCAAAAGTGGATTCGCATGCGCACATGGGGCTCACGCCTCTTTGAAAACGTGGTGCAGGCCACGGCCAACGACATCCTGCGCCACGCGACCATTCACCTTGAAGAAAGGGGTTACCCCGTCGTTCTTCACGTCTACGATGAGATAGTGAGCGAGGTGCCGAAGGGCGAAGGCGCCAGCGTCGCGGAGCTGGAAAGCATCATGACCGATCTGCCGCTATGGGCCATCGATTGGCCGATCAAGGCGGACGGCGGCTGGAAAGGCCGGCGGTATCGTAAAGGTTGAACCGCGCCCGGCGGATTCCGGGCACTCATGAGGATCTGACCATGTCGATTGAAAACAAGCTGCAGGAGTTCAAAGACCACGTGATCGCCGAGTTTGAGAAACTCCGCGCCGCCTTGGAAAACAACCCGGCCAATAGCCCTGGCCATGCCGCTGCGGTGCAGGCTGCAAAGGAATCGGTCGAGGCCAAGCACGATGCGCTGCAAGGCGCACCAACGCCGGTTCCGGCCGATCCCAAGCCGATCGGCGCGCAGACCACTGGCGACGCACTCACGCCGCCGACGCCTGCGGCCAATGAGCCGGCCAAGCAGTAACCGGAGAGCCCGCGCAATGCGGGCTTTCTCTTATCAATGGTTCGGGAACGGCGCCGTGGGCACAATTGACAAATCGCGCGCTACGCCCTTAGTCACGCGGAGGATGCCTATATACCCAGGTAACGGGTAAACCGACGTGGTGTCCGCTAAGTTGCCGCCGCCGACATAGCCTTTAATGCTAGCGCCGTTAGAGGGTGAAAAAGTCGCACTATTGGTGACGCTCTTATCCATTGTTCCGTCTACCCACGTGCTCAACGTTGTACCGGAGCGTTTCACACCGACGTAATGCCAGGTATTTTGACTAAGCGTGATCGCACCTTGGATATAGTTCGCAACGAACGCTGCGGACACGCGGAGCTGGTAATTTTGCAAAGCGAATGATAGGCCTCCGGTGTTATTAGTGCTGGAGTTGCCGGCCTGGAAAATGCAGCATGCTTGATTCGAGGGCGCGCCCGTGATCGGGTAGATGAACGCCTCCACCGTGAAATCGCCCGGAAAACTCCATTTTGTTCCTGCGCTTGCGGTGATGCCCGACGAATCGATTGTGCCGGCGGGAAACAACCCGGAGGACGTGCCGAATTTGGCTTGCGCAGTGCTAATAGCTGCGGTACCCGTACGCGCCCAGGTTGTACCTGAAACTTCATCGGTGAAAGTTGTGCTGCCGTTAGCACCGGCAAAATAGAGAAGCGATTGCACGCTCGCCCAATTGGGGTCCGTTGCCGCGATAGTCACGGACTGACTAGAGCTGGTGGCAGTCTGCCCGTCGCCCGAGTCAACGGAGACCGTAAAGGTGTAAGTCGTATTGATCGTGCCAGTCGTCCCGCTGAGGCGTAGCTTGTTTCCAACTACGCTAAGGCTTAGCCCTGTCGGGAGACTACCCGACGCCACTTGGGGATTTGAGTAAACGCCATTGCCGCCACTGATCGTGAGGTCAGAGCTATACGCAGTGCTGGCGTTACTCGTCGCCGTATAAGTGCCCGTCAACGCCAACGTAAGGTATGAGGTTGGCCCCATTGCTCTAAACAGCGGTGCCATGGCCCACATTACGCGTACCCCGCCGCGCCTGCGCAACGCAGAATGGTCCCGTCGTAATAGACGCTCAAAAAGTTCTTTGCGTTGGCGGTCGTTGTCCACGTTGGCGCGACACCGCCCGGGAATTTAAATAGCGTATCGAATGTGAGTACGCGGCCGCCCGTCGCGTCTTGATCGATGGTGAAGTTGAGCACCATCCCTGCCGTTAGATTAGTGGGGTTGGACAATTTGCATGCGCCGCCCATGGTCAGCGAGAAGTTGTTCGACAGGCTTGCATCAATAGCCACGGTGGTGCCGGAAGTCAATGCGACAGGCGTGACGCTTTGGTTTTTCGACCACACGCCGCCAACGCTTCGTAGAAACGTGCCGATAGCGCTGATGGCAATACGCACACTGGTCAGTACGCTGGAAACGGTTTGAGACGCTTCGAGCAGCTCAGTACCGTCAAGCGTGTTGCCCGCGGGGAGTTCGGAAATGCGGCCAGCCATGATTAAGACTCCGTGAAACGATTGAGAAAACCATCTTCGGTTACACGCTGCACATTGTTTTGCGTCAAACGCGGCACACCTTCCGATCGGACGAGGGCAGTGTAGATGATTGATACCACAGGTGCGTCCTCTGCCACTTCGCCAAACCCGATCGCTCGGAAGAATATTTCTCGTCCAGCCCACTGTGGCGCGATCGGAAGAAAATAGGCGGCATCCATAAGGGTGAACGGCATGCCGCTCGTGATGTCGAATACGGCGGTACCGCCGAGACCGCGCTGCACGTTTGTCAGCTGGTAATTCTTATCCGACGTTTCGGTCGCAGTAGCAAACTGGCCAAGCTGAGCCGTTCCATCGCTATCGACGGCAGCGAAAGAATTCTGTGCAGCGGCCAACTGTGCGGGCGTTGCGCTTTCCAGACCAAACTTGAGCACTTCTACCGAAAGCGGTTCGCCGCCTGGGGGCTCATCGGCCGTGAAGGTGCCCATATTGGATTCCATCACGATCTGAACGGCTTGCTGCCAAGTCTCTTGGCCATCGTAGGAGACTTGAACATTGCAGCCCAACCAACTATTACGACCGTCCGAACTTGCCGCTGCCAAATACACGCCAATACTGTCTTGGGGACGCTGCGCAGGCAGGTTCATAGCTATGAGTGTCGTCGGACCACTATAGCGAGACGCCGGCACGCTTGGGGCATTACCTAGGATCGGCTGCACGTTCGAGGTATACGCGCTCTGCCGATCATAGCGCAACGTGAAATCGATGGTCCCTTGACTGAGGGCCATCTCGTTGATCACGTAGCGCTTGCCTTCGAAGATGACTGGAAACCCACTCGGCAGTTGAAGATAGCACTCCGTATCGGCAAACGGCGTGCTGAGTTGAATTGTGCCTTGCAATGTGGCATAGGCGATTTTTAAAGCCTTGTCAGCGGCTTGTGTGGCGAGCGTCGCAGATATAGCCACGGGGATCTGAAACGCCTGATCGCCAATCGCTTTGACTGTGGATGCGCGGCGGCGTGATGTGACATTTACCGACTGGTAATTCTGCGCCGGGTCGTAGTAGGAGGCAACAATGCGCTGTGGAAATTCGGTCTCTTGGCGGCGCGTGTTGTACGTTACTAGACCCGTGTCGGAGCCATCGCGCTCGACCAAATTCTCTAGGCTAAGAGTGACTGCCGCATCATCGCCGTAAGGGTGAAAATGAATCTTGTTGTCGTATTCGGACGCGAAGCAAAAGTACGCCTGCAACAATGGGGCTAAACAGTCCGAAGCGTTCGACGCCGTAGCGATAATGTAGCCCGCCGGAGTAGCGTCCGGCAACGGAGATAGATCGATGTCCGTTGCGCCCAATCCGCCACGCTTGCATATGCGGCCGCATACCGTATCAAGGCTGATAACGCCTGATGGAATAGACGACGCGCTCAAGGACATAGCAACAAAAATCTTATTGTCGCTAACCTCGTCGGCTTCGGTTGTGCGCAATGCGAAGGTGACGCTGCCATTGCGTGTAGCCGTCCAAACGAAAACTTGCTGGTCTGTGCCTTGGTGAGTGCGTGGCGTCGAATAGTAAATCTCGCCGTCAATATAAAGGTCGGCCCAGTTGTCCGTCCAAATGTGGATAGTGACGGGAGCACCGGAATTTATATCGACAGTCTTGCGAATCCAGATCGTTTGACCTTGCCCCTGATCAGGAATAAGCGTTCCCACTTCCATGCCTTCAAAGAAGTTGCCGAACCCGCCCGGCCCTTCGTTCCAATCGGAGTCATCATAGCTAGGCGACGAGTAGTCCTCTGTGCTGCCTGGGTAATTCGATTTGTACTTAAAAATATCGGTGTAGGCGACGTTTACCGCCGGAAAGCCTGCTGTGGCGACCACGAACTGAAAGGCCGGGATGCGGTCGCCGGCCGACGTTACGTCAAAACTCTTAAACACGGCTAGGCACATGCCGCGGTATGCCGGAGTGTTACCGACGCCTGTTATAGCTTCCAGCGTCGGGTGCGGCATCTGATCTTCGCCGCCGTAAAGAAAATCTACATTAGCCTTCCACTTCGCCGAATCACTTAAAATGGCCGATCCGGGGCGCACGTCATAAACTAATTTGCCATCTTGATACACCATCAAGATTTGAGAAACAGTGCTGTCGCGTAACTCGCACGATTCGCACACTGCAATGGCGAAATCTTGTTGCGCTGTGAATGTCTCCGTTACCGTGCCGCTACCCTTGCCGCCGTCTTTGTGGCGAATTTGCCGGCGCGGGCTGACTTGCACAATCGTGCCGGCGCACATCGCCGTGCCTTGAATCCATGCGATGACTTGGCCATCCGTGGACGTTTGCGTTTGCCCGTCGCCGATCTTCGGCCCTTTGATGATCGTGGGATCGATCGCACCGCCAATGTACCCGCCGATAGCCGAACCGATCGCACCGCCAACCGGGCCGCCAAAGTAGGAGCCAACGATAAGGCCGATGGTACTGCCGATTTGTTGACCGGACATTTAGTCGCTTCCCCTACGGTCTGAACGCTTCGACAATATAGCTGGTCCATTCTGCGTCTAGGCGGTGCTCAATGCATTTTTTGACCATCGCATAGGCGTGAATGAGTGACAGACCGCCGTAAAGATAGTCGCCAAGAATGGCCAAGTGGCACGGCTCGCCTTGGAAACGCATGAGCACGATATCCCCTGGCTGAATATCCGCCTTGTCGATCGACTCGAAATTCATGGCCAGGTGCGCGCTGAGGCGGCCGCCGAGCGGCTCGCGACCATAAGCTGGCATATCGATAGGAGGACGCCCGGCGGCGCTCAGCGAGACGTACACGAGGCCGGCGCAATCTACGCCATTGCGTGACCGGCCTTGATGGCGGAAACGCACCGACTGAGCCACATAGCTACGGGCCTCCGCTAACATGACCACGATCTGTTCCGGCGTCATGAGCTGGGTGCCGCATTGGTTGGGGACATGAGGTCCGCGCCGTCCGCGCGGGGCAACTCGGGTTCGGCCCGCATATTCAGAAGATTGTCATAAACGTCTCGGCATGTCGCCTTTGAAAAGTCGCAGTCGCGGCGGATCTCTAGCGTGTCGCCCGCTTGAATTGTATCGGTCGTTGGAATCGACAACACAACCGCCCCTGTGGCCTCGTCGTAAGATTCGACTTCGTTTTCTTGCCCCGTGTTTAGGCCGCTGAGCCAGCGCACCACGCCCGGCGAAAAGTAGCCGTCTGGAAATAGGGTGATTGTCCCATCCCAGGTTAACGCCGCGCCGCTGCCCGGCGCCGTACCAAACGTCACCTGGCCTGTACCGTCGACAGTCGCGCCAGCCGCCACGATGCCGTTTACTTTGATATCCGTCACAGTGAAACCAGACGTTACTTTATCGCCCGCCGTGTCGAGCAATTGGAAATGCACAGATGTTCCGTCGCCGCTTCCGAAAGGCACGGCCGAAACAGGCCCGATCGATCCGCCGCCGCCAGCACCGCCGCCCGGTTTAACCGTCAAAGTGAACTCGCGGTCGTTTTCGGCGCCCACGGTGTCAACGCCGGTCGCATACCAAAGCAACGGCATTTTGCATCGCTCGTCACCGAACGCTGCGCGGCAGGTAATGGACGTCAGCTCGACAATCGAATCTTGCTTGAGGATCTGCGTCAGCGAGCGCATTTCCAGCTGACATGTTAGATCATCGATCATCGTCACCTGGCCCACTTGGCCGCCGCTGATAATCGCATGGCCATGATCGAGCGCCTGGTAATTGACGAGGTATTGCACGAAACGCGCGCTATCGTAGTCACCGCGGTTCACGCCTTCCAACGTCATACCGTCCGTCGGATAGGTTGCGGCGAGGCTCGTAGCTTCGCTGTTATCTACATCGAGCGCGGCTGATGTCGTCGTATCGAATGACGTATAGCCGGTTTTCGCTTTGTAAGTCAGCGGTCCTGTACCGTCGTCATAGGTAACGTCTTGATCGAGCGTGGTGATTCCAAACGTCGCAACGCCTTCGATGGCCGGCATCACTTTCAGCAAGTAGCAAAGCGTCGTGGCACTTTTGGCGAGGTCCGTGGCCAATGCCGAAGGAACGGTGCGCACTCAGTCATCCTCCGCAAGCACTTCGATCAGGTCTACGCTGCCGTCTTGACGAAATGCTCCAGACGATTTATTGCCGATTGAGAAGGGCAGCGAATCGATCGCGAACCGAACCTGCACCCAAAATTGACCGGTCCATGTGAGCGCTGCGCCGTTAGCGGGAGGGCTACTAAAAGTCACTTGCCCGGTCGTCGCATCAACCGTCACGCCGCTCGTTTGAAGCGTCCCATTGACGCGGATCTGTACGCCAGTAAGCGTGTCGGGCTTCGTGACCACGCGGGTATAGGTGCCTCCGCCGGCCGAGGAAATCTTCGACAGTTGAAAGATTGTCGTGGCCCCATCGCCTGTTCCGAAACTATCGTTTGTGGCTTGATAGTCGCCCCAATCGCGCTGCAGAAAAGTATGCAGCTGGCCCATGCAAATAAGGAACACTTTCTTGACCGCGAGGTACTGCGTCGGCGTCAATGCGCTGAACGGCGCGGTGAACTTGTGGCGCACCATCGCCCAATCGGCGTTACGCTTCTCGCGCCCGTTGGCCATGGCCTTGATATTCGTGCTGAACTCGGGGCCGCCTTGCCAGCCAAAGGCCGGCGTCGGGTCTATTTCAATCGCGAAAAAACTCATCCGCCATTCCTCGTCGTAGCGATACGCTGCGCACGTGCTGTTGCCGTAGCGACTTGATCCGCCGTGCGGCGCGTGCTGGTCGGCTGCACATAGACATTCGTGATCTGCGCGCCGCCCAGGCCGCCGATGCGACTGTTAGGCACGATCGTGCCGGCGCCCGGCGGCGTGAATAGCTCCGGGCCCTTCTCGCCCACAAGGTACGTCTTGCCCGTTTGAAGGTTACCGCCGGACGCAAAGCCCCCGCCGAATCCAAAAGCTTTTAGGATCGAATCGAAAAAGCCTCCGCCCACAGAGCCGCTAGAACCGCCATTGTTGAGATAATTGCTGAGCAAATCGTCCGAGCCACTTCCGCCAGAAGGCGTAACGTTTGGCTTAGAGAAAAGGCCAAGCAATTTTCCAAACAACCCGCTACTGGAGGAACCGCCGCCCGCCTCCGCTGCAGCGTCTTGCTGCACTTGATCGGCGTTGGAAAGGCTGTTGTAGCTCCCTGCCTTACCAAAAAGCTGCCCAAGCAATCCGCCGGCCGAACCGCCCAGCTGGCCCGTCTTATCGAAATCGCCGAATAACGCTTTGCTGATCTGCGCGGCTGCAGCTTCGGAAACCATTTTCTGGAGCAACGTCACGAAGTTATCAAAGAACCCTTTGAGCCCGGTTTTCGTCGGGTCTTCAAAAAACGAAGCGATATCTTGCTGAATCCCACGCGCAGCCTGCAACGCATATTCCCCGCCGTCGTTCGCCGCTTTCTTGGCGCTATCGACTTTCAGGTCATAGAGCTGCTGCTGATACCGACGTTGATCCTGATAATCCTCGCTAGAAATTTGACCCGCGTCCTGTTGCAAATCGAGCTTCTTAAGCGCCTCGTTGTAGTCCAGTGTTACCTGCGCAAGCTGCGCCGTATGGTTCGCAGCGGCCTGTAGATCCGTCACCTGTGCCTGCAGCTGCAGTGTCACGTCGTGATTATCGAGCTGCGCCTGCGCGGTCGCCGCGTCGTAAGTGGCTTTAGCCAAATCCTGCATTTGCTTGGTAAACGCTGCGACTTGCGAGGTCGGTATACCTTCCTCAGTATATTTCGCCGCTTCCTTGTTTATCTTGGTCAGCGAGTCTTGATAGGCGTCCCACGCGGGAATGCCGGTCTTGTATAGTTGATCGGTTTGCTCCGCGACCGCATCGGCCATCGTCCGCGTGGCTTCGGTGATGCGCTTCTGCAACGCGAGCGCGTCCTCTTGCGCTTTCTTGGCGGCGGCGTCTGCAGCGGCCTGCGCTTTCTTGGCAGCTGCGGCCTTTGCCTGCGCCGTCAAATAGTCCTGCGCCACCTGATCGGCGACATCGCCCCCGACGCCGTTATCATTCGCGCCTTTCGTGCCGCCGGGCTTGGGCGGATTGAAGATCGCGCCGTAACTGTCCGAGAGCGCGCTTCCGTTCTGCCCGATCTGATCACGGACGTTCCCGGCAACCTGCTTGGCGCCCGTGATAATGCTGTTGAAATAGGCGCCGTAAGCCGCTGCGGCTTTCTGCAATGGCGTGCCGCTAGATTCCGTGGCGGCTTTGGCCGCGGCGGTGAATCCATCACCGACCTTACCGATCAAATCGCCAGCGCCGGCTAGCACCGTCGTCACGTCTTGAATCGCGGTCTTAACCGTGGATATGGCCGCGACGACAAGCTTGATCGCATCGGCCAGCACACTCGCCTGATCGGCGAATCCTTGGGTTTCCTTGGCCGCGTCGACGGCCTGGCCGCTATAGGCGACTAGCGACGGCAGCAAGTCGATCGTCAGATTGTTGGCGAAGCCTTTGGCCGCCACGCCAAGGCGCGTAAGGTTATCGTTGAAATCCTCGGCCGCTTTGCCATTCTCGCCCGACACTACCGCGCCGAATTGCTCGGCCTCGGTGCTCAAATCCTTGAGCGCTTCGCTGCCGCCATTCAGCAGCGGAATTGCCTGCGCGCCAGACTTACCCAGCAGCTCGATCGCAATGGCCGTCTTGGTGGCGCCGTCCGGCAGTAGCTTGAACAGATCGGCCAGGTCGCCCAGGACTTCCTGTGGCGCGCGCAACGAGCCGTCCGCATTCTTGACGGCGATACCTAGGGAGCTGAAGGCGAGCGCCTGCTGCTCCGTTCCTTGCGCTGCTGCAACGATATTCTTGTTAAGCTTGGCAACCGTGGTCACGAGGTCGTCGGTCGAGACGTCCGAAAGCTTGGCCGCATAGGCCAGTTTGGAAAACTCGTCGGTCGCAATGCCGATCTTTTGCGCGTCTTTGCTGAATTGGTCGAACTGCTCAAGGCTCGACGTGAGCAACTCGGGAATTTTCTCGATGCCGGACGAAATAGCGTTGCCGATCGCCGTACCGACCGCTGCCGCCTTGGTGACGATTGATTGCAGCGATTGCTCGGTAAGGCGCGCCGCTTTGCCCAGGTCGCTCTGCAGCGTGCCGGTGTTGGCCACCACATCGATCGTCAATGTACCAAGCGATTGAGCGGCCATTTATCCGAATCCGAATTCGCGAAGGATGCCCTGCGTCTCTTGATCGGCTTGGCTTTGGCGAGGCCACGCCATGAAGTCGCGCAACGTTGCCGTAGTATTGCCATAGCCGCGTTGAGTGGCAAGGATTTGATTCGCCGCCGGCATGTCGTACCGGCGCTCGAATCCCAGCGTGCCGTGCCAGTAACGGTACAGCTTCCACGCATTGAACTCGCGCATGGACATTTGATTTTTGAGCTGGCCAACCGTTTTCCCGCCGATGGCAAGCGCCAGCTCGTGCCATAGATCCTCGACGGGGTCTATTTTTCCGGTTCGACTTCCTGTGCCGGCGCCACGCGCTGCATCAGGCCGTTCTGGATATACACCTCGTCGCGGATAGCGCGGAACCACGTGGGCAGCAGGTTGCCGGCTTGCTCCGCGGTAAGGCTGTCCGCCGCATCGTCGCCCAGGCGCAGCAGCTTGGCCACGACGAACGCATCACGCGACTTCACATCCTTGGGCAACTCATCATTAAGCAGCGCTTGCATTTCCGCATAGCTCACGACGCGCACGAAAATATCGGCCGTCTTGTCGTCAAGCGTGATCGTGGCCTTGATCGGCGCTTCGGGCGCAAAGGCGCCCAGGTTTTCGAGCTGGTTCATTTTCTATACTCCGCCGTTTAGAAAAGGCGGCCCGGGTTGGCTGAGACGTACCGCCGCGAACGGCGGCGCGCGGGGTCTGACCCAGCGCCCGGACCATAAAGCGATTACGGGGCCTTGGGATGCAGGCCCACCGCGCCGGACACCTGAATCGCGATGGCGTTGGTCACCACGGCATTCAATGCGATGTCCCACGGGAAGTCCTGCACAAAGCCCAGGAAGTCGAGGAAGGTGCGTGTGGTCGGATAGGTCACCGCGCCGGCCGTATCGACCGTGGGCACCACCGTGAGCGCACCGTCACCCAAGCCCACGATGAAATGCACATCGGTCGTGCCGTCCACGTAGAGCTCGTGCAGACGATTCATGCTCGCGTCGTTGGCCGCATACTGAATCGTGAACGTCGCGGTGCCCGGCGCCTTGAGGCCCGGCACGTAGGTGCGCGCAGGCGATTCAAGGCAGGTCGTCTCGATCTGATCGGCCGCGCCACCCAGGCCGCTGATCGCGGTCACACAGGTCACGTGGGTCAAGGTTTCCGTATCCGGGTCGATAAACCACAGAGACGTGTTTTGCGTTTTCGTTGCCATGGCTTAGGCCCTCGGGGTGATGAACTCAAAGTCGAGGCGGTAGCGATACGCGCCCGTCGCAGGGTCAATCTCGGTGTTGCCGAAATCTACCATATAACCGTGCAATTCCAAGGCGTCGCGGATGGCTTGCGCGCCGTCCTCGACCTTGGCCGCCGCGCCCGAACCGCTGGCCGGCGTGTAAATGTCGAACTGCATCCGGGCATGATCGACCTGCACCGGGCTATCGAGGTAATTCTCCGGCGAGCCGCTGATTTGCTGCCAGACGCAGTACATGGCCTGCGGCGGCTCATCCGGCGACGTGCCCCACGGCCATAAACGCTGTGCGAAGAGCGCCGTCACGGCCGGCGTGGTGGAGAGCCAATCGTAGATCGGCGGAAGCATCACAGCTTGATCCCCTTGCGTTTGGCATAGGTTACCGCGTTGGCCACGCCGCGCGAACTGGTCGAGCCGATCAAGGCGATGGCCGCCTGGCCTTGCGTATCGAACGCCGCGCGCAGAAACGATTGCGCCTTCTGGTGCTGAGTGCCGAATTCGAGGAACCGCCAATAGTAGGCGTTGGGCTTTTCGAATGTCTGGCCCACACGCTTTAGCCGGCGATTCTGTTTGGTATTCTTGTAGGTCGCCGATGCACCGCCCAGCACGCCCACGGAATACTGCAGCGCCGCACCCGCCGGTAGCCGTTTGCGCTTGCGCACCGCGATGCTGCCATAGAGCTTGCCCGACTTGTAATGCGGCTTGACGATGCGTTTAGCTTCGGCGGCGATGAGATTGGCGCCCTGGCGCAAAGCGTAGGCTAGCGCCTTATCGGCCAGCGCCTTGGGGAAATTCTGCAGTGCTTGCTGCAGGTCGCTCAAGCCCTCGACTTGTACCTCAATGAGCCCCACAAGCCACCTCCCACGCCAAGCCGCTTTCAATTTCAACGAGCGCAAATTGCCGCCATGCCAGGCGATGCGCCCATGGTTCGCGTTGTTCGAGCCCTACGCCATACGCCATGCCGCCTTCGTCCTCGACAAAGGTCGGCTTGCCGGCGAGCAATGCATCCACGCCCGTGTTGGAATTGTACGTGACCACGAAAAAGGCGCCCTTGAGCGCATCCTCAAGGTTGCCGCCCAGCGTAGGAGCGCCTGGCACGGCGCGCACGGTCGCGCGGCGATGCGCCAAAGGATGCGGACGGAAACGCGCCTGCCGTCCGCACTGCGCCGCCTCCCGCGCTTGCTCGCAATACCACGGATAGAGATCCTTGCCCTGCAGGCTGGCATCGCCCGGCACTTGGCCCACAATCAACGAATAGTCGCCCTTGTGGCACTCCGGCTTAAGCGCCTTAGGCCACAGCGTGGCAAAGCGCCGGCCGCCGTCCTCCACGACGGGAAGCGAGCCGCGGTTGTTGAGGCCGTTCCAACCCAGCGAGGTATAGGCGAACCGATCGCCGATATAGCCGCGTTCCATCACGAGAACTTCGGCGCCGGCCGCGCGATAGCCCGCACCGATGCGCCAGCCCCAGCAAATGACCGTCTCGCCCTGCGCCGGCTTGTGATGCGGCTGCGCGATCTGCGTGGCCAGCCCGTGGCGCTTTAGCCCGGCCGCCATCGCCGCGGCGTGCTGCTGTTGGTGCTCAGCGCGGCCGGTGATGATCGTGATCATTGGATAACGATACCAATGCCCATGGCCGATCCTTCGGCGACGAATTCCAGGCACTGTAAGCCGCTGGCTTTCAGTTCGGCCCAGAGTTGCGGCACCTCGACCATGCGCCCGCCGCGCTCTTTCTGGCCTTCCCCGACGATGTCATGAAAGGCAACGATTCGAGCGGCTGAACGGTAATTTTCCCAGTCGGCCCGCACTCCGTCGTACGTGTGATCGCCGTCGATGAGAACGGCATCGTAAGGGCCAGCCTGATATACCGCGGCAATCGTTTCCGGTGCACGGGAGTCTCCCAGAAGGCAACGCACGCCGCGCTTGCGGCTCTGCAGATCGAAGACGGCGCGGCGCAGCTGGTCGCCAGTGGTGCATTTGCCCCACAAGCCGCCGGGCATGTCCACGGCCACACCAGACGATGAGAGCGGAAGCGCCATCATAATCTCATGGAAGGTGTCGCCCTCGCGCGCGCCGATTTCCAGATAGTGGCGCACTTCCTCGGCCAGCAGGAAGGAGATAAACCGGCGCAGCTCGGTTTCGTTCTGCGACGCGCGGCGGCCTGAAAAAGTAGTCAGCAAAGGACAGTCCTCGGGTCGAGGTGCGGGAAGCACTGCAGGTCGCTGCCCACCGTGCAATTGTAGACGTCGCACCCGCTGAAACGCTCAAATTGACGTTTCATGATGCTAAACCGCACGTCACTGGTATTGCTCAGCGGCGCCGGATGATCGCCAAAGTAGTGCGCGCCGTCTCGTGAATGCATGTCCACGCCGAAAAGGAAAATGCGGTGCGCGCCGAGAAATTTAGCCGCGTACATGGCGAGCAAGCTGGAATTGCTGCCCGATGCGATGGGTAGCGTTTCGCAGCCCGGCACGTCAACGAGCGAAAACTTGCGCCCGCCGAACGCGTGCGCGGCCGGATTTTCCTGCCACCACTTCGCATCGCCCGATGCCATCGCCTCGGCCCACGGCGCCAGCTGCCACGCGTTGCTCACAGCCACCGTGCGAAAGCCACGCTCGCGCACGCGCTCGGCAATGGAAGCGCTCATGCTCGGCCCAGTGGCCAGAATGGCAAAATCACGCACCATCGGGGTTCGCTCCGGTCGTGCAAGGGATCGTCATGTATTCCAGACCGCTGTCATTGTCCGCCAGCGCGCCGGCCGGGTTGTAGATCGTGCCGTTGTGCAGGATACGCATGTCTGGCGTGAAGCCGGGCAGCGTGCGAATGGTGATCCGCGTGGTGATGGCTGATTGCGTGGCGCTGGCGGAAATGAACTCACGCACGCTCAACGGTTCCACCGCGGCCCACACACCGCCGTCCGGCGTGCTTGGGAAGTTCACCCATGTCCAAAGCGTCTCGCCGCGATCGCCGCGTGTTTCTTGGCGGCGCTGGATGATCACGCGGTGGCGAAGTTTGCCGGCGGCGAGCATCAGGCCACCGTGGGCGTGCGGTAGGGGTAAAGGAGCGCCATGACAGGCGGCGATAGGTAGTTGTCGGTGCGCCATGCGGTGGCGCTGGCGTTGCCGTCGCGGTCCGCGTAGAAATTGCCCAGCATCAGCAGCGTGGCGGCCTTGATCGCGAAGGGGCAATCGATCGCCACGCCTGCCGTGTCCTCGATCGGCACGCCGGCCGTATCGATGGGCCCAGGGTAGCCCTCGCCGATGTAATTCATCACGGCGCTCGTGGCGGCCATGATTTTGAGCGTGACGTCATTGTCATCCGCGTCCGTGTCGCTGCGGAGGTGATCGCGGGCTTGCTGCAGGGAGACGAATTGCATCAGCTGGCCACTCGATGATCAAGCACAGTCAGGCCGGGCAATACCTTGGCGTCGCGGCCTGCGTCGCCTTTCTCGCCGCGCAAACCCTGCGCGCCATCGCGGCCTTTACGCACGGCTAGGCGCCATTCCTTTCCTTGACCCGGTTCTGCGGTAGTGTTGGCCGAAGTAGCCCACACCTGGCCGCCGTGGGTCACCATATCGCCCTTGGCGTAGCTATTGCCCGCCTCGTGGATCCCGACATATTGCGGAACTGCCAGCACGACCGATTTTGTGATCACGCGGCCCCCGGTGCGCAGGTGCACGGAAAGCGTGCGGCCATCGTCGGCCATCTCGAGGTCGAAATCCTCGGCGCTCAAGCCGTCGCGGCCTGGCTGGCCGTCCGTACCCTTGGCGCCCTGTAGGCCATCGCGCCCGTCGCGCGGCGGATGCATGCCGCACCACACGCCCACGGCACGCTCGATGCGTTCGTCGGTCACTTCCGGGCCACGTTCGCCATCTTTACCGGCGGCCGGCGGGTTGGCCTCAAGCCATTGTTTCACGTGGAACGCGACCACTTCCGCGCTCGGCGCCGGCCCGGGTTCGCCCTGCGGTCCAGCGATGGCGGCGCGTTGCTCCAATTCGTCAATGCGCGCCAGCAGCGGCGCGGTGGCCTTGGTCACGGCTTCCATGATCTTGGCGGCGACTTGCTGGGCGAACTCTTGAGGGTTCATGCGGTCATTTCCAGTTCAAGCGCGGCGATGGCGTCAGCGTACCAATTCTTGGCCGCTGCGTCGTCAGCCTCGGCCGGCGTTGGCGCTGGAAGCGCAGCGGGATCTTGTGGCGCAGGCGTATTGCTGGCGTTGGGTGATGTAGCCGGCTCGCCGTTCTCGGCGCGTTCGGCCAATTCTTCCAGACTGTACATCTGCTGTTGCAGGAACACCGAATCGCCGCCCTTGAGCGCTTTCAAGCCTACCTTTTTGCGGCCGTCATTGACGGTATAGAGGCCGCCGCCGATGCCCTTGGTGGCCGAATCGACTTGTGCGGCGGTGTCCATGCGCAGCAAGACGGATTCGTCCACATTGACTTGGTAGGGGTCGACGTTCAAGCCGTCCGTGAGCAGACATTCCTGCGACTGTACGTGGACCTGCAGCGCGTTCTGGTAGTAGTCCTGCGTGCCGCTTTCATAGTTGGCATAGGCCGGCGCCGCGCCCGCGCCAATCTTGTAGGGCGGCACGTGGAAGCACGCCGCGACTTGCTCGGCGGACCATTTGAGCAGGTCCATCAGCTGGGCATCTGCGTTGGTGCCGGTCACGCGGTCGAATTTGAGCCCGTCGCCCACGATAGCCACGCGGCCGGCGTTTTCTCCGGTGAAATTGCTGCGCCAGAAATCCGTGACTTCCTTGGCTTTGGCTGGCGTGATCGGGCCGGGCGCCGTGAGAATGCCGCTCGGCATTGCCGCGTTGCCAAAGAACCGTTCGGAGTTGCGCACGCCTTTGAGCGAGAGCAGCGCCGGCAACGCCGCGGCATAGAGTGGCGACAAGCCGCACAGCGGATGCCAGAAGGTATTCCACCGGTCGTGGATGATTTCCGACGCGGGCGCGATCAAACCGGGTTGGGCAATGCCGGCCAAATTGTCGCACTGCAGCTGATAGAACACCTCGGCCGGCGTGCCGTCATCGTTCGTGCTCACGAGGGGCTTTACCAGGCACGGATCGAGTACGTAGAGCGCCACAACCACGTTGCGGGCGTCGCGCTGCTTGAGAATGTACGTGTTGCCGCGCATCAGCTTGGAAAGCATCCAAGATTCGCGGAACTGCATTTGATTCTGGTAATCGTTGGGGTTGGCCAACACCGGGCTATACGCCGAGCTATTGGTTTCTTCCCAAATGCCGTCGCTGTCTTTCTGCATCAGGCGGTAGGGCATTTTCGAAATGTCTTGGGCGATGAGCGACACGCACGAGAAAACCGCGGCGTTCATCATGATGTTTTCGGGTCGCACTTCCTTGTTTTTCTGCCAGTCGCCCGCGTCCCATTCACGGATGACCCAGGGGAAACCGCCCCAGCCCCAGCCGTGCGTATTGGCGCCTACGGGCTCGAGGATGGCGGCCTTATTGACAATTTCCCACTTGCCCAGGCGCATGGCGTCCCTCAGTCGTCGGATGATTCGGCCTGCATGTCGCGCCGCTTGTAGGAACGCTTGGGCTTGCCCGTGCGCTGGCTGATTTTGGCATCAAGCGCCGCTTTACGATAGCGCCCCTTGGCCGCTTTCAACAAACCTTCGCCCATGGCGTCGGGTACGTCGAAAATTTTATCGGTTCGGGAATCGTGGAGGCGCATCAGAATCCTTGAAAGGGTCGGGCGCCCGGAGGCGCCCTTCCCATGCCCGTCTTAGCCGGCCGACGAGTAGTTGACGCCAGTCAGGTAGGCGACGCCCGAGTCGCGGCGGCGTGCCCAGTTGATGTAACGCTCAGCGCGGTAGGCCGTGCTGTTGGTCTGCCACATGCTGACGAGGGTGGCCGCGGTCGGCGTGCCGCTGGAACCGGTCGGGGCGTCGGCCATTTCGATCGAGGCCTCCTGCGAAGCGTCGACCGTGACCTGGCCGTCGTCGGCGAACCAGATATCGGACGCGTTCACCAGCACCAGCAGCGAGCCGGCGGTATCGCCCGGCACGTAGTTGGAGACGATGACCGGAATGCCCAGGAACGTGCCACCGGTCGGGGTGATGCCAGGATAGGTGGACTGACCCAGCGGGTTCTTCATCAGCGACAAGGCGCGCGCGGTGCGGCCGTCCATGATGACCACGGGGTTGTTATAGGCGTTGTTGGCCGCATCGCCCACGCTCCACAGCTTTTCCCAATCGGCCGTGATTTCTGCATCGGTCGAGCCGGACGAGGCAAACGCCGTCGCGCCGTTCAAGATCGACTTTGGCTTCACGTTGGCGGTGCCGGCGTTGGTCGGGTCGATGAAAGCCAGATCCTGCGCTTCCAGCACGGCCGCGGCCAATTCATCGCGGATGAGCAGCTCGGCGCTCGGGTTGCTGAAGCGCAGCAGCTCGTTCGTGAGCACGGCGATGCCGGCCGCCTTGAACCAGCCAAAATTGATCGAGTTGTAATCGACCTTGGTTACCGGCTTGGCCTTACCCTCGCCGACCCAGCCAGCGCTCGCCTTGCTTGTCTGGCCAGCAATGTTCACGTTGAAGGGGATGCGGCGCATCTTGTTTTCGAGCTGGCCCAGAATCGACTGCGGACGCAGGAAATTCAGGAAGTCGCCCGAATAACGCTCGATGACCACCAACGGCGAGGCCCACGTGGTGCCCGTGGTCGTGCCGGCGGCAACGGCGGCTTTCTGCGTCAGGGATTTGGTCTGCATGGCGGCGCGAAGGTCGAAACCATCGTCGAACGCCTTCATCGTCTCGACCAGCTCCGGATTGCTCTGGCCGTAATGCTGCTTGGCCAGACGGAACGCCTTACCGGTGTCGCCCTTAGAAGCGATCTGCAGCATGGCGTACTGCGCAAAGCCCTGGCCCGGTGCCAGCTCAGCGGCCTTTTCCTTGAGCGTCACGCCCTGGCGACTGGCGCTGCCATTCTCGCCGTCGCTGCCGTCGACCGGCCTGGCGTTGGTGGCAGCGCGCTTCTGCAGCACCTCGACGCGCTTCACTTCGATGTCCAGCGCTTCGATTTCGGTGCTCAGCGTGTCGAACTCTTCCGCTTCGGCGCCGCCGAGCGTTTCGCCGTTTTCGTCGGCCTTGGTGCCCAGCTCGAGCTGGCGCGCCTCTTTGGCGGCCTTCTCTTCCTTCAATCGCTTGATGCGTTCTGCAAAATTCATGGCATTGCCCTCATTGGCGGGTTGGGAAAGTTTCACGGATTTCCCCGCGAGAGCGGGCGTTGCCACGGTCTTGAGTCGAGTGGCGGAGACGCCAGAATCAAGGGCCTTGACGGTTTGAATCGTGGCCTCGGCGTTGGCCGGAATGGTCACGACGGAAAGTTCTAGCCACTCCCAGGATTTGAAGAGTAGGCCGTTGGTGCCTTTGATCAATTCGACGCCATCCTCAAGGCCGCGAAAGCCGATCGAGAGCCCTTTGACCAGGCCAATCTTGATCGACTGCCACGCCTCGTCAAGGCGATCCTTGAGCGTGCCGGCTTCATCCGTCTGCGCCACCTCGATCGACACTGCAATGCCGTTCTTTGTGACCTTGGCGTCAGTGACGTGGCCAATCGGCTGCGTCGAATCGTGCTGCCACAGCAGCGGCAGGGGAAGTGAGAACTGGCCGCCCTTGGGCTCGACCACGTCGCCCATGCGATCGGGGCTCGGCGTGGTGGCAATGCCTTTGATGACGCGCTTGCCGTCGATTTGCTCGGCGGATTTGACCTGCAGCAGCGAGTAAGCGCGTTGAATGGTCATTGTCAGGCCACCATGTGCATTGTGTAGTCGGGTTCTTTCTCGGCCAGCTCTTGCGAGGCGCCCAGCGCCATCAGCAGAGCCGTCATATCATCAATTTTGTCGGCCGACTTTTTCTTGCTCGGCGCCATGTTGAGATTATCGTCCGTCTTGGTCACGAGATTGGCCGCACACCAGGACAGCAACGGGTCTCCCCCGTGGGCGAGCTTACCCGATAAATACAAACTTTCAAGTTCACGAATAGTCGGGTGATAGCTCTTGGTTCCTTGCACGAATTGCACGAACTCCGTGTCGTGCCCGTCCGCTTCCATGAGCCGCGTCACGATGTCCGAACTATTCCACGAGTCGTAGCACACGCGCTTCGGCCGAAACTGTACCAGCCAGTCCACTATATCGCGTTGGATGATCGCATAGTCGGCCACGTTGCCGGGCGTGACGCGCAGGACGCCAGAGCCCACCCACGAGGCGTAAGGCGTCGTGCCGCGTGTCGTACGCTGCTTGACGGCCTCTTCCGGCACCCAGCGAATGCCCCACGTGGCGACCGTGCCGTCCGCCAGCTTCCACACCAGCCGGAAGGCCGTGATATCGCCCGTGCTGGCCAGATCCAAGCCGCCATAGCACTCGCGCCCCTTGAGCGTATCGAGCGCCACAGCCTGCGCACATGCTGTCCAGCTGGCCAGATCCACCCAGGAATTGGCCGCCGCCGCGCGCCGGTTGAGGCGTTTGATTTTGAACTCGGCCAGCTTGCTCGGCATTTGCTTCGCTTCCGCCGCCTCGTTCTCCACGGCCTTGCGCAAATGCTCGTTTACCCACCAAAGCGGATTGGCCTTGGGCCAAACGTCCGGATTGAAGTCGTCATCGTCCTTGTCGACCGCGTAGATGGCCACGAGAAAGTGATCGTGGTCCTCCTGGCCCAGCGCACCGCTCAGCAGCAGCTCGCCGTAGCGGCGCAGATCCGGCCACGGCCCCGGCGTTTCATAACCTTCGGTCGTGGTGAAGAGGAATAGCGGCGAGCGGCGAGCGCCCGCGGCGGACTGCAGCACGTTGAGAAGGTCGGCCGTCTTGTGCGCGTGGATTTCATCGAGCCCGACGTGCGAGGGATTCAAACCGTCTTGCGTAGACGCCTTGGCGTGCAGCGCCTTGAACGAGCCGCCTATCTCCGGACGCGTGATGGCTTTGGACCAGTCCTGCAGGCCGAACGCCTCGGCCAGCTCCGGCGTTTTCGTGAGCATCGCCTTGGCCATCTTGAAAATGATCGCGGCCTGGTCGTAGGTGGTCGCCGCGGTGATGACTTGCGCGCCGGGCTCATCCTCACAGCAGAAGCAATACAGCAGGATGGCCGCGGCCAACGTCGATTTGGCATTCTTTCGCGCCACGGCCAGCAATGCGCGGATGAAGCGGCGCGTGCCGTTATGTCGGCGCCGGAAGCCAAAGAGGTTCACCAGAAACCACACATGCGCCTCGTGCAGTGTGATCGTCGGTGTTTCCCACACGCCTTCGACGTGCGGCAACTTTTCGATGAAATCGCACGGGTTAGTGGCTTCCCACTCATCGAAGTAAAACGCGCAGCTCAGATCCTCGGCGCGTTGGCGATCGCCCAGGTAACGCTGGCACGCCTGTCGGATCAACTCGCCTGTGAAATAGCCGCGCTTATCCGCCACCGCTCGGCGCGCGTACGCATCCGCGATCGCGACGTAGTCACGCGGCGCGTCGGTTGGCGGTGAACTTGTTGGCGGGTTTTTCCGGGACATTCGCACGCACCTTACTACGGCTGGCGGGCGTCATTCCGAATTCCACGCACAGCTGCCTGAACTGAGACAAGCAGCCGGCCGATGGCATCCTCCCCGCCGAGTAAGAGGCAATCAGCTGATCGTGCAAAGCACACATTTGCTGAAACGGCAGGATGTCGCCGATATTCAGCACGCCATACGCTATCAGCATCGGCCCATATTCGTAATAGGCCACGATGCCATTCACGCCCAGCCATTCCGGCGCCTCGGGCAACTCTTCCAGCTTGGGCAGCGCCGGCCGCTCCGGGTTGGCTCGATCCGGACGAAACGTCCCTTGAACCACCTTCAACTCTTCGGGCTTGCGCGGCCTGGCCATAAAATTTCCTGCGTACCCCACGAGTTTAGCGGTAGGTCGCTTAGGGGTCGGTTGACGGTAAATTACCGGTGGGGCAGGGGAGAGGCAACCGTACCGATCGGTAACATGTTAAGACACCCGGTTTTGACTGTGCGATAAAACGAC